CCTAATTGTCTACGTAATTCTTCAGTTGTAACTTTACCTTTAGATAACATTTGTTCTAAAGCTAAATAAACACCACGTAATTCGTCTGTTCTTAAACCTAATACTGCTGATGCTTTTGTAACACTTTCAAATATATTTTTAGTTGCTAATAATGTTAATCCAGATTGTCTTGCAGCAGTTCTAAATTTTAACCAACGTTCTGTTGTTGAAATTAATGAAGCTCCAAATTTTTGATTTAATGATAATAAGAATTTTGTTGACCTACCAACTTCAAAAACACTTCCTGCAGTTTGTTTAATAGCAAATCCTAATGATTCAAATTTAACAATTAAACCTAATGTTTGAGTAGTAACTTTTGCCATTACAAATGCTAATGCAGCTAATCCTGCTTTGCCAATTAAATTTTTAATAGCACCAAGCATTTTACCACTTGCATTAGTATTTTTTTTCTTAGCAACAGTATTTTTATTTGTTGCTTTAGTTTCTCCTAATAATGCTCTTGTATTTTTATTAGTAGCAGTTGTATTTTCTCTTTTATTTTTTGAATTAGTTTTAGTAAGGTCACCGTTCCTTTTAATTTCATTAGAATTTCTTGTTAATCTTTTAGAATTAGTTTTTGTTAAATCTCCTAATCTTTTTATGCTATTATTTAATTCAGTTATTTTAGATTTAAAACCACCCATTGAACTTGCCATCTTATTAAAAGCAGCAACATTTCCAGTTGACATTTTACCTAAAGTTTTATCTAATAATTTAAGCTCAATTATTAATCCCTTGATTTCTTTAACCGCTTCGTCTGTTGATAGTTTTACTTTTTCTGCCATTTTAAAAATTTTGTTTTGCTAATTTACTTTTATTAGTTTCAAGTAAATTAACCCACCTTAAAACACTTGTTGTTTTTATATCTATTCTATAACCAGTTTCTAAATTACCTTCAAGCATAAGAGCTTGTGAATCTAATGATTTTTCAATACCAGTAACACTTGTAACTTTATCTTCTTTTAATTCCTTATCTGTTATTTTATATTTTATTTTAAAATTAGAATTAAGTATGTTAATCTTATTTTTAAGATTCATAATTACTCTATTTGCACTTTTTAATTGTTTATTAATATCATTTGATTTGTCAAATTTACATCCTAATTCATTAAGAATATCTAAAACTAATATTTCATTGGTTTCAATATATAAATTTAAAACTTTAACAATAGCATTGTGTTGTGATTCTAAATAAATCATACGTGCAAGTTCCTTTTGTTTTGATAATTCTTTTTTATCAAAAGTAATAGCTCTATATTCCTCTTCAATTTTATTAAATTTAATAGTCAAGTCATTAATGTTTTTTTCTACATATTTATTAACCTGATCATCTGTAGAATTATTTACATTAACTATAAGGTACATTAAATCATTTTGGCTTACGCACATCATAAAATTATAGATAGGCATATCTGAACAACTACTGTAAGTTTTAAGGGTCATATATCTATCTCTATATTAGTTTGGAATTTTTTTTCTAAATATTTATATAATTGTTTAAAAATAATATCTTCAAATTGATTTAACTCTTCATTTGTAAATTCCATTATTCCTTCGCCATAACCTTTAAAATTAGTCTCCTGTGTTGACTCCCCATTAATTAATTTATTAGTTAAAAGAGTATCTTTACTTTTCATAAATAACATTCCATCTTCCATAGCTACAAATAAACTTTTATACCAATTACCTGTGTCTCTTAATGTAATATGGCTTGTTCTTGAGTATGGAGATTTCTTTTTAAGTTTAATTGTATATTCAGCATACTGACCACCACCAATTAAAACACCATCTCCATCAACACCAAGATTGTAAAAACGTCTTTTTGCAGCTCCTAATAAATAACCAGAATTATTTTTAACAAACTGTTTTACAAGTTCTGGGACTGCTCCACTAAATGCTTCTAATTGTTTTATGTATTCTTCTAAACTCATTAAAGCAAAAGTACAAAAAAACCTCCACATTATTTGCGGAGGCTTTAATATGGTAAAATATATATTTAACTTTTACGCAATCGTATCAGTTAATACATTTGAACGTAATAAAACCCCACTATTATCAACTACATCAGAAGCTGATGTTTGAAATTGAACTTTAATTACATCTGCTGAAACCATTGAACCAACAGTTAACACATAATTTCCATCAACTGCTCCTGCAACAACTGTAGCTGCTTCTGCAACATCATTATTGTAAACAGTAAAAGCAGTAATTCCTACTACTGCTGTTGAACGGTCTTGTGCTAATTTTGCAGTTACATTAATTGTAGTTCCTGCAGTTACAACACTTGTAAATTCTAAATTAACTCCATTAACCAATGGCACATCCATTGAAACAAAAGTTAATTCTTCTTGATGTAAAATTGCATAGTTTCTATCAAATTGACTTCTTTCTAAGAATTGAATTAATACAGATTTGCTTTCAGCATCTCCACCTTCAACTTTACGTTTTGTAAGTTCTGGTGTTGTGTGTCCTGCTGCAAAACCACTATAAGTTCCATCAGAGTTTGTTGCCAACATCCAATTTCCTTCATTATCTCCTATAATAACATCAAAGTTTTTGTAACCTCCTAGTTTGTCTATTTGGCGATAAAACTCATGTCCTTCTTCATACATAAATTTGTATTCTGGTAAACCTTTAAGGTTTAATCTTTTTATTCCACTTGAATTTGTAGAATAAGTATCTTCTGCTGATAAATCTTCAAAAGCACTTGCACCAACTAATGGAATAATACTTCCATTCATTATAAGTGGCTTTAAGTATGCTAAATTAAATACTTGATTTGCAGGTATTTTAAATCCTCTTTTTAGAAGAAGTAAATTATCGGGTGTTCCGAATAATGATAAACAACCAAGTTTACCAGTGTTTGCAGAGATGTCTCCTCCACAAGCAACTTTGTCAGCGATTTCGCTAATTGTTAAGCTCATAACTTTATTATTTTATTTTATTAATTTTCTGTAATCTTATTAATTGTTTGAAAATTCCTTCGTGTGTAGTAGAGTAATTATCTCCACGAGCATACTTTTCGTTTTCAATCTGAAAGCCAATCATTACGATTCCATTAAACCTTTTTACTTTAGGTTTTTTTGTAATTTTAACAATTGTCTTTTTCTCATCTTTATTTTTATCTGACATAATTTAAAAAAATTTAATTGGTTTAATACAAGTATCTATAATTTCTAAGTCAACACTAAATCTTAAAGCATCCCATATTGCAATTGTTCCAGATTCATCTCGTGATTCAGTATTGCTATAATTAGGATATTTAATGCTTTTAAAACTTTCGTTTTCACTTTGTATTGTCAAAACGTTTGATTGTTTAAAAGCAGTTCTAATATTATACAACAAAGGCATCAGTACTTTTCCATAAGTGAGTTTAATTCTCTCTCTGTTTTCCATACTTTGATTTGTTGTAACCGCTAAAACAAATGTTACATTAGTAGCAACTAACATAGTTTTTTGATGGTCTTCGTCTAAAGGGTAAAGCATCCAAATTAAAGGATATGTTGTGCTTTTATCTCTATTAGCTAAAAATGCATTTAACTCTACCTGATCTCCATAACCAAATGTTACTGGATAAGTTTCGCTATTTACATTAAAAGACATATCGGGCAAGTAAGAAAAAATATTTTCTAACACGTCCTCTATTACTATTGTTTTGCTTGATACTGGCATTAAATTGTAAATTGATTTATCTGTCCCCAATCTTTAGGGTTGAAATTTATATAAGTATCAGCTACAAGCTCGTTTGTATCACGTATAAATTGATATAATGTTGCATCAAACTGGTCTTGCCCATAAAAGTAATCTACACCGTATCCACCTAAAATACCATCTCTAAAAACAATTGTATTTTTTGTGTTGTCTCCTTGAACAGTATTAAAAAAGCTTCTCCATGCTTTAGTAACTTTAAAATTTGGCATTACAGTTTCAGAGTTAGCAGACTTATTCTTTCCACTTCCCGCATCTCCTCTTGTTATAAAAGAATTACTTTCATAATAAAAATAGACATAGTCAGCTAAAAAGCTTTTATCGTGCTTACAATTTATTACTGGCTCTCCTAATGAAACAGTACCTCTCCTAATACCTTTCCAAACAACAACATCGCCATTTGCTTTAGTATAGGTATGACCGTTTAATAGTCTACCCCATTTAACATCTTCCCCAACCTTAATAAAAGTTGGGGTTGATGAATCTAATTTATTGAAAAACTCTGTGGCTAATCTAATTCCTAAACATTTTTCAAGACAATCTTGCTCATATTCGTTTATAAAGTCAACCACTTTACTTTCAACATCAGTTATTGAATCTGATATTCCAGGTTTTGCGTGTGGCAAATAAATATCCCCTTTAAAGTATGTTGTATTTATAATCATTATTCAGCTTTTTTTGTCTTTGCTTTTGTCAGAATTCCATGCTTTATTAAAGCATCATAAGTAGATTTTGCAAATGCACCTTCGTCACCTTTTTTTCGAGTTCCGTGGTCTACAGCATATCTACCTTTAACTAGTCCTTTACTACTCATTATGCAGCTGTAATTGCAGTTTTAACTGTAGCAATATCGTCATAGATAAATGCTTGTCTGTCTAGTTGCTTAACAAATTGGTAGTATCTTGATTCCCCTACCATTGTAAACATATTTGTAATAAATTGGTCATTAATCCAACCCATTCTAATAGAATAAGGAACGTAGTTAATTACATTCATCATTTTCATATCAGCTACAAATATTTTTCCTGCTGGTATCTTTTCCCAAGGCTTAATTGTTACTCCACCAATAGAAACTTGGTTAAATAATCCTGCTTGTGGGTATAATGGGTAACCATCAGTTCCTTTTGCAGATACTAATTGTAGGTAAAAATCAACTGGGTTGATAAGAACAACATTAGCTTCGTAAGCACTTTCGTCAGTATAGTTATGAGTTGTATATATATCAGTAATACAAGCATTAACTACATCCATAAAGTTAGGGTTAGTTACAGCTAAAGCCATAGTTCCTGCAACAAAAGCTCTACCAACAACCGTTGAACCTTCTGGCTCTCCTGCTGCTCCTGTACCAAAGTATAATTTATTTGCTTTAAATAAACCATGCTTTTTATTTAAGTATTCTGTAGCAACAGATTCTAAACGTGCAACATCAGTTACTGCTTCTTCTGTTAATATTTCGTGTGCTGCAATTTTAAATGGTTGAGCAAAACGATTTACCCAATTGAAATCAATTTGTGGCTTTGCTGCTCCTTCAGCTACAAAAGTATAATCTCCATCTTTAGGTGCTAATTCTGAATAAGAATAAACTGGACTTGATGAAGAACTTACAGATGCCATGCTAACTAATAAGTCATCATTTCTTAAATTAAAGTTTCCTAAATCGTTGTGTGCTGTTGCAGGAAATGCTACTGGGTCTGTTCCGTTTCCAGTTGTAATATCTGCTACTGCTTTAGGAGTAAATTCAATTGAACCACTTCCACTATCAAACATAGACTTAATTTCACTTGATTTTTCAATAAAGAAATCTTTAAGTTGTTGTTTGTAGCCTTTTAATTCTACTTTTTCTTGACTGCTAATAAATTCTTCTAAAGCGTTTCCACTTTTTTCAATTTGTGCAGTTAATTTTAAAATTTCTTCTCTACTTGTGTTTGCATCTTTTTGTGCTTCTTGCAAGTCTGTTTGAAATCCTTTGAACTTTACGTCCAATGCGTTTTGCATTTCTTCTGGTGTCATTTTTTAATTTTAAAAGATTATTAATTTATTTATTTAATTACAAGAGTGATTACTCGGCTCTCATTTATAAATAGAGTGATTACTCGGCTCTATTAACTTTTTAGCCATTTTTCAATAGCTGATTTTTCTTCATTAATTTCTACTACTGTTTCTTTAGTAGTTGATGATATTGTAGGAGTAAATGAATTACTTCCCATTAATACTGCTGAACCTTCAATTGCTTTTGCTTCTGTAATTGCGTAGAACATTTTAGTTCTTTCCAATTCTTCTCTATTTGCAACCATTGGTGCGTATTTTTCATAGTTTTGTTTTTGTTCTGGATAATCATCGTGATTAATACAAACAAATAATTTTACATATTGCATTCCAACAGAATGTTCAGTAATAGAACCTTTCATATATTCATCAAACATTTGTTTGTTTTGAGATTCTTTAACTAAACTATCAAAAGTTAAAATCTCTGTATTTCCTTCCATATCAAAACCTAAAGACTTCCAACTTACTGTATCTGTGTAAGCTTTTAAATCTTCTCCTTTTGATATAACGTGGTCAAATTTTCTTATGTGTTCTTGTAAGTGTAGCATATTACTACCTCTTTCTTTTAATGACTTATCCCATATTCCAGGAATATGTACATCTTCGTGAGAATCTAAAATATTAGTAGAGTTTATTGCAATCTTAACCAATATTTCTTTTGCATTAGTATTTATATTATGTTCTTTAGAAGTAAAATCTTTTTTTAGCAAAGTTGTTAAAAAACCAAATCCATCTGCCATTTTCATTTCAGACTTTTTAGTATCAATAATTAATTTTTCATTATTAACAATAAAATCAAAATATTCTTTTTCTGTTTCGAATGACTTACCTATTACATTATACATAACTATTTATTTATTGTTTTTTTTTCAAGTGATAATAATTTTCTTTTTAGTTGAGCAATAACACTTGGGTCTGAATTATTACCTTCTATTGTTTTTCTTAAATTGCTTTTTACTATTTCTAAACTCATATCTCTTGATTTATTGCTTGTCTTATTTTTTCTTCCTGATCATCAGTTAAATCTTCTTCTTCTATATTTTCTTCAGTTGGATTTGATGTTGATTGTAATGGTGCTAAATTAATGTTTTTATCCATACCAACCATTTCTAATGCAACATCATCTGGAAGTCCTGATACTCTTAACATATTTAATGCATTTCCTCTTTCCCATACACCTTTATATCTTTCAATTAATATAAATTGCATAATAGGTAAATGCTCATAATCTCCTTCTAACTCAAGTCCTTCTTCTGTTAATACTTTATTAAATACTGCACAAAATGCATCTAAACTTGATTGCATTTCATTTTGTAAATAAGAAACCATTGATTCCTTAAAGTTATTATATGTGGTTTTTTTAGCTTCTAAACTTATAATATCTTTTGGTATATGTAAAGCTGTATATATTATATTTCCATCAGTTTTTACAGATTCATCTAATCCTAAATCACGTAATGCAATGTGTAAAGATTTATGAGTTACACTTGCACTTAATACAAGTCCTCTTTTTCTATTAAAACCTAAACCATAATTATCCTGGTAATTTCTTTCTATCTGGTCTTTTTCTTCTTTGTTTAACGGGAAACCTTCCTTTACACCGCTAATCATTTCTTTACCATTAGATTTAAGTATAATGTTTTTGGCAATTAAACTGTCTTGTGTATTTAGTAAAGTTTGTTTTAATCCTGTCAATCTACTTTCAGCCAAATATGGATTCCTATGCATTGCATTTGGTAAGTCATAAAAGAACATTAAATCTCTTAATTTAATTTTTATGTTCTCTTCATCTTCATCATATATTATTTCTGTATTTAAATATTTTTCGTTTTGACTTTTGTTTATATAATTATTTTTATCTAAACTATCAGGAAAAGTAATTAATGAATAATCCAGTACATAAATTGAATTAACTGTATCTGTAAATACATTTTTTTTTGTATATAATACTCCAACGCCATTTGCAATTTGAGTAAACATTAAAGATTCTAATAAATCAGCTCTTGTTTGCTGAACATTTGGATTATCTAATAATTTAAGTAAAGAAGAATTTTTAAATTCAGCTCTTGTAGATTTCCTAATAACTCTAAAGTTAGCTTGACTAAAAAGTTTAGAAACAAATAATAAAGCAGGTGTTAATATTGGATGTGTTTGTGCAATTCTAAGGTTGTCTGTATCTTTTGTCCAGTTGTTAAATTCTTTAACATCATAGAAGTTAGTTCCGTTGTTATTCCTATTCCATATAGGAAAAATAGGAAATTTTACGTTTAAACCGAGAAAATTCATAAGCTATTCATTAAGCTACAAAGCTAATGAATTTTTTTTACTTAAACCTAATCCCGAGCCAACCTATAAGATAACTTAATATATATCCAGTTGCATCCATTAAATGGTCTTGACATTTCGGGTCTATATCGTCAGTAACAAGTTGGTATCTATCTAATTTATAAGAGTAACTATAATATTCTTCTTCTAAATCTAAACTTGAATCAGTATATACAATCTTAAAACTTTGAACTTGAGTTATTCTTCTGTCAATACTTCCTGCACCTTTTACTGCAGGAACAGCTTTAAGACCAGCATATTTAAGTTCGTCAACCATTACTTTTTTTGCTGAATCACAAACAATTAATGATTCATCAGATATTTCTGGACTCATCATTGTTCTTATGTATTCGTAAAGTGGCATCCTCATTATAGATGATGGTTTGTATAATCTTTGATGTAAATAAAAAGTTCTATCTCCATCCCATTTAACCTCAACAATTGCAGTAGGACTACTTATTCCAAAATCTAAACCAAAATAACTTTCTTGTTGTAAATTATTGAAAAACTCATCAGTACAAGTTGCCCATTCTCTATATACACGATTAGGTTTTTCAGCTTTTAATCCTAAAGCATAAACCAAATGCATATATAAATTTGATGTTTTATTGTGAATATTAAATTTATTTGGTGGTGGTATATTATTATCAGCTACTTCAAAACCATTATGCATTAATTTACCATTTTCTACATAAGTACTTTCATTTTCATAAGGATTATATGATTCTAAATCAGCAACTATACCATCACTTAAAAAGTCAATATTATCTTTATAAGTAGACCTAATAAATTTACTTGATTCATGATGTTCGTATTTCTGAATAAAAAATTCTCTTGATGGATTAAAATCTGAAAATATTAAATCTGTTGTTCTTTGTTTTATTTGTAGAAAAACATCTTCTGAAAAATGCGATATTTCATTAAAGAAACTAATATCTTGTGTCATTCCTAATACTTTAGAAATAACATCTGTACCCATAAAATGAATTATTGAACTTGTTTTTTTGCAAGTAAATGTAGCGTCTTTTTTATTAAATACAAATCGTTGGTAAAGATAAGGGTCTGTTGATATTACTGATTTAAAATCTTCCATTATTGTCCCTACCGCATCAACTCTTGTTCCTCTCCAAACTGTAATTTTGTAATTTTTTTTTTGAATTAATATCATGCAAAATAATTGCATAATAGAATAAGACTTACCACTTCTTGAACTTCCGTAAGCAACTATTAATCTATATAAATTTGATGTATATGCTTCGTAAATTCCATCAAATGTTTTACTAACTTTAAACTTCATATATTAAAAATAAAGGGAGACAGCTCCTATGAAAAAACTATAATTATTAAACCTTAAACTAAAATAAATGCCTCCCTTATTCTTTTTGTTTTCTGAACGTATGCTCTATTGTTATTGTTGAATCTCTTTCTTCCTCAATTATTTCTCTTCTTTGTAATTTTGGAGAAACATATTCTAATATTTTAAAATAATTTACCATAAAAGCTTCTTCATCTCCTTCTCCTTGAGTTAGTAAAATAGCATTTACTTTTTTAGAATGTTTTCCTTTAACATCATCTAAAAGTAATTCAAAATTGCTTTTTCTTGTGTTTTTTTCTTTACTCATTAATTAATTCTTTAATATCATCTTCAATATTTGGTTGTTTTAACCATTTTATAAGTAGTAAATCCATTACATCCCCTTGATTTACATTGTGAACTGCACAAGCTATTTTTAACTTTTTCCTTGTAGTATCACTTACCCAACAACCCATAAATACCTTATTCATATTTACAAAGATAATAATTTTACTGCTAACAATAATAATGTAGGTAAAAATGTAAATAATGCATCAATTACGTTAGGTGGACTAAATCTCATCTTTGCATCTATTATTTCCTTTCCTATTGATATAAATATCATAAATCCTATTGCCTGCATTGTTGTACCCCATATTACTAATGGTGTTGCTATTATACTTCCGTAAAAGAAATGTAATAACTTGTCATTTGGTATTAATGCCATCTCTAATAATATTCTTTTAATTAATTTTTTCATACTTTTAATGTTGTTTCAATACAATAGCCTTTATTATTAAACTTTTTAACTAAAATATTTATTAAATCATTTGCATACATATTATTATTTCTGCATAATAACATAAATTTATTCCAATTTTTAGAATCTAAATCTACAATTTTATATTGAGTTATATCATCTTTTGTTCTTATTTTCTCATCTTCAGTTATTTTACAATTAAAATCATTAAAGTTTTTTTCAACAGATAAATAGTCTACCCATAACTGAAACATTAATCTTCCATTATATTTACCTTTTTTTTCTTTCCATTCTGAAAAGCTATATTTGTCAATCTTAGACATATAATTAGATGTTTTGTTCATTTTTTTAAAAGTTTGGTTCATATTTATTTGTTATTGATTTTTCTTGTGATTCGTAGTATTTATTAAGTACTCTAAAACATCTTGTTTGTATGTGCCTATCTGTTTCGTCAATAAGTGGATTAAATGTTTTTGTATCCATTTTCATCTTTAATTCATTTCTTAATACATCTCTAATGTATGAAACAGAATAATTTGTTCTTTCAAAATATTTTCTATGTAAATCCTCATGTCTAAAATATATATACTCTTTATTTACGTGTTCTTTCATCTCCTGCTCTAACCTAATCAATATATCTTTGTGAGCTCCAGTTCTACTATTTTCTTTAGTTTTAATTAATATATTAGTATTAATTTCTTCTTGTGTAAAAACCATTCTTGACTTAGTAAAATCAACTTCATCCATCTGTTCCAAATATTTTAAAAACTTTGGTATCTCTTTTGTTAAATCAGATAATATATTATGATTTGCTTTCCCTTTTAAAGTTGGTATCTTCAAAACCCAATACCTATTCTCTTCTTCATCAATCCTAACAAATCTATCTTCGTGATTAGAAAACATAACTACCTTACCATAGAAATCAAGCATATATTCCTTAACGTGCTTTGGATTAACAGATATTCTCTTCATTGTTGATATTGTCTTAATCTTCTCCAAATCAGCAGCTTTGTCAATCTTAGTTTCCTCTATTATTAAAATATTCTTATCAGCATAAGTTGAGTTGTGACTTGAACTTATATCACTCGGACCGATTACACAAACATTTCCACCATATAGAATACCAAGCCAATCTCCGTATGTACTTTTACCAGTTTCCCTTTCACTACTTACTAAAGATAAAATTGGTAATATTTGTTTAGGATGCAAATAAAGTACTTTCATATATATTAAACCCAGCTCCCATTGCTCTCCCCATAAATGTTTAATCAAATTTATACTCCAAGGAATATCATCTTGATTAACATCCCCATCATAAGCTAAGTGAGAAAATTCAGAATATTGATTATATTTTCCGTATTTTGTTTTTTCAAAATTCTTGTTGTCTGGAAATAACCCAAAACCAATATATTTAGGCATTGTTTCAAATATCTCATTTGAATAGTCATCAGATATTGTTGCTTTACTCCAGGGAATTAATTCTGTTCTTAAAACATTTCTGTTGTCAACAGTTTCATTACTCCTAAAATAATCAACTCCAACCCTAATATATGGAGGCTTAATACTCAATAGTCTATTATTTAAAATAGTTAAAGCATTTAAAGTGTTCCCATAACACTTTACTTTTTCATAAATATCAAAAGGAGTTAATGTCTGACCTTCTTTAACTTCCCAAATGTTTTTTTCAGATGATACTATTTTTGTGCTTTTCTTTACTTTCCATCCATAAACACTTTTTACAAAGTAAACATCTTTGTCACTTTCATTTAATGCTACAGTTATTTTTCCTCGACCTAAATCCTGTAGTCTTTTGTCTCTCATAAGTAAACCAAAAGCTTCGTCAGAAAACTTTAAATTATACAAATTAATTGCGTTAATAATCATACGTTTTTCATAGTTTTTAGCAATTCCTAAAGGAACAACCATTAGCAAAAACCCCAACAATACTGGGGCATAAACAAAGATAGTGAAAAAGAACCCACATACCTAATAGTCCCTGATCAGGTTATAAACATTCCAAAACTCAGCAGTCTGAAGCC